TCTCAGGATAATCCTGTATCAAATCTGCGTGATGTAGTTCGATAACTTCTTTCCAACTTTGTATTGTATTCATCTTATCCTCCTGTGCTATAGAAACCAGTGCCATTAAACTTGACTGCTGGTGCTGTCCATATTCTTTGCATTGGTTGTTGGCAACACATAACATCTGTTGAGTCAGAGAATTCTCGCTGTAATTCTACCGTCCCACCACACGCTTCACACTTGTAATCATATGTTGGCATTATGTATCCCAGTCCATTGGTGTTGGGGCTGTGGATTCTGACCCGCATTCCTTGCACCTTTGTCGTAAATCATACCAGCCCACCTCTCTTGATTCAACATCCCACATTACGGTAATCTCAAACATTAAACAACCACAGATACACGCAAAGGTTGGGTTCTCTAGGTTGTAAAGGTCGAACATCAGTACCAGTTCTTGCGATTATGGTGGGCTAGTGCCCTGCAAGGAGTGGAATATCGGTGCTCGATATATTTATATGCGTGCAGTATTTGTAGGGCAGGTTCTCTGCTTGTCTCTTTAAGTACCTGCCCTATGCCAAAGGCTGTTGACTTAGGGTTGTCCGCTAAGTGGTCGAACTTACTCTCCATCATAAAAAGTGAGAAGGCACACCGTCTTTGCTTTGCATCCCAGTTCCAACCTGCCTTGGCGTAGCGCATAGCCATCACTTTATTCTCTTGCTTCTGTTCGTAGGTAGCCTTGGTCTGCTTAGTTAAAGGCTTACCGATATTAACCTTGACCTCTACATTATGGGTTAATGGAAATGTCCAAGCGAATACGAACATCAGGATAAGAAGCATCATTCTTATTTTCATCTGAGAATTCTACCAAGTTTCGCCTTTACATTCCTTGCGTGTCGCTGTTCGTGGCGCACTGCATTATGAGTTGGTTTGTAACCCGCCATCAGTGCCCTATCTGAAGTGAGCCTGCCTCCCCATATAGCACCGTTGCCACCTATAGACCACAATAAATTCTCAGGCTCTAGCCCCTGTTGCAAGCACTCCGATTTAACAGGGCAAGAGCGACAGATTTCTATAGCCTCAACACTGCGTAAGACTTCCAGTTGTTGCTCATCTAATAGGTTTGAATTCGTGTAGTGCCACAAGTCAGGGTCAGGGTGACCCGAACAGTGCCCCTCTGCGTGCCAGTCTCTCCCACTATTCATTAACTACAGCCTTGAGGTATTGCACCTTTAGCACAGACTCTGCCTCTGCGTGGTGTATATCTTCAAGGTGCACATTCATATGTGCTTGATGTTGGTACAACCATTCGTCCTGTTGTGCGTACTCCCATAGATGAAACCCTTTTGGGGGTTCAAGTCCATCAGGAAACCACACATAAACAATCCTTACACCTTCAAGTTTATAAGATATCCGATACTGCTCTCCCATTATTTACTCCCATCATAGACAACTTCATTATCAAATCCGCAAGTAGAACAAGTGAACCAGTATGTACCGTTCTTGTCTTCCCAATCTTCGTTCTCTGCCTCGCACTCATCTGCTTGACATAAGACTACATACTTAGCCATTGTCTGCCTCCTCTACGCCAAGCCATACGAAACCATCTTGATGTCGGGTTATCTGCCCCAATATAGTGAACCATTCTTCGTCCACCTCTGCAGTAATTGTGCGCTTAGTCATCTTCGTCCGCCTCTGTGATAAGTCCTAAGTCTCTTAGGGCTTGCATAGCCTGCTCTAAAGTTGATATTGCTTCATCTATCTTTTGTTCTTGTGTGCTCATAGTCCGTGCTCCTCCCATAGTTTGAAAGCACCAAGACCAAGTGCTCCAACTACCAGTGCCACGCCAATGAAGGGAAGTAACATAGCCCCTATTGACCAAGCCCAAAGAAAGATTTCTCCGTTGTTGTAAGCGTCCTGCATTGTTTGATTCCAGTTTGTAAAGTAGTTAATCATTGTGTTGCTCCTGTCTATTCGTCTGCTATTGGTTGCGTGCTTAGGATTCCAAGCACGGTTAGAACTATAATTGGAAAGCCTGCAATAATCAAGAGCGTCACTTAATGCACCAGCAATCTTTGAGTGGTGTCAAGTGGTCACCGCATAGTTGCTCAGGTCTTGGACAATCTGAATATGGAAACTGTTCCTGCTCTTCACAAGGGCAGAAGTTAAACCGCTCCACCTGTGTGCTGTGGTTTAGTTGTGCTATCTCGCCCCAAGTAATCGGTTCTTGACCGTAACATTCTCTGCATATTGCACGAGACTCACCGCTGAACCAATCTTCTACTATCTTGTTGCATTCGTCGCAGGTAATCGTGTCACCTAATCCTTTTACCGCTTCATATGTGCTCATAATTCCTCCTTTGAATTGTTAATGTACTCGCACTCCGTGCAGGTGTAAAGTTCTCCATTGTTAATTGGCTTGTCCCATCTCGTGCCGCAGTCCGCGCAAGCGTACTGATACGGATAACAGGTCAAGCACCCATCCGCCCCACACCCGTATGTCATAGCCCACCCGCCATACACTCGACCATTGAACCCCAGCAGTAGCCCGAACCTGTCCACCATAGGTTGCCGACTACCTCGTACACGCCCCAGAGAAGGAGCAGTGCGCCAGCAATTAAAAGAACTTTGAATAGAATTTCTCCGCGTCGTGTGAGTTTCATTCTTCGCCTCCGTTGCTGTAAGTCCAACCGTCGCAGAATTTTTCTGCTGTGCGTGGATGCCAGTGCGAGAACTCCCACTGAGAGAAAAAAGTTTTCATTAATTTATGGGCGCATTTGTGGCAGAGAGTAAACTCGAACTCTTTGCTGTCGGGGTTAATCGTGTCCACGAATTCACCGTACCCGCCCGACATTGTGAGAGTGAGAGCGTTCGGAAAAGTTCCGTAGTTCTCATCCGACCACATTTGCACGGAGCATTTATCGCACCGCTTGGAAAGGTTGCCATTTGTTGCCCTGATTTCTGCCTGTGTTGGTTGGCGTGACATTAGTTTGCCCCTTCTGTGTTTTGGTGTGCTTGGTCTGCTACTGCGTCCCATAGTTGGCGCATAGCGGAGCACAAGTACTGAGAGTTCAAGTCTGTGAGGCTTGGATATTCTGCCCCGTTGTTTATCTCTTGCACTTCTGCGTCTAAGTCGTTGCTAGCCCATAGGCTAAGGCTTTGCACTCGTGCGTTTATGTTGTTGTGGTAGTCCTCGCACTCTGAGTTAGACCACTCCCCGCCAAGGTCGCGGAGGTCATCTAGGTCATAGTCTCTGCCCTCGTCTAGCCAATCAGCCATTGAGCGGGCGCAGTCTTTAATCTCTGCTACCCATTCCGCGCCCCCTGCAACCTCAGGCAGAAGATTAAAGATGTCGAAGAGTTCCCCGCCTTCAATCTTGGCGAGTGTTGCTTTTAGTTGTGCGCCTGTGGTCATTGTGACACCGCCTGCGCCTGCTCGTTGGCGTGGTCGTAACAGATGGTTTCTGTTTCAACGCCAAGAATAAAAGCGTCAATCCCTGAATAAACTAACTCTACAGAGTTGCACCCTGTAACTTTGCACTGTTTCACTTTGTTTTCTCCTGTCTAAAATGGGGCTTGGCATTGTTGCCTTACCTCCGTGCCCTAGTCTGTCGTGAACAGTTGCCCTCTGTCAAGGGGCTAGGGCTGGGGTTTTACTTGACCCCGCAGAACTCTAGAAATTTCTTAGAGTCGAAGCGGTCATTCGTTCCCGCTAACTCCTTGGCGAATTGCTCCGCTAGGTTTGTAATTAGGGCACGCTCTGCGCTTCCCTTCTTGTCGAATCCTGCGACCTTCAAGCGGTTAGAGAAAACTCCCGCGATTAGTTCGAAGTCCTTGCGTGTCATTGTCGTGCTCCTGTCTTTATTTGGTGGTGGCATTGTTGCCTCCACTCGTGCCCCGCTCCGAATCGAATCGGCACGCCCTAGGCGGGCGGGGCTAGCCCTTAAACTATGGCTTTTTCTATCTTCTTTTCATAATTTGCGACTAGTTCGCGTTGCTTGATTTGCTCGTATTCGTGGGCGGTATTCCAAAGGATACTGTGCACCTGCTTTTTGAATTGATACTCAGGCAAAGCACAAGCCTCTCGGTCAATATCTGCCACCGCTTCGCTCCTTGTTTCGTAAACTTGGTTGAGTTCTTCCTGAAGGGCGTTGAGTTGGCGGTGCAATTCGTCTTGCTTGTCACGAATCTCGGCTCGCTTCTGAGTTTCCTCGTCTTGAATCGCCTGCATACGCTCTTTTTGTGTTGCTCGGTAGTTCTTGACGATTTCGTCTAGGTCTCTATTTGCCTGCCAAGCGCCACGAGAACGCGCCTCGCGTTCGATTTCGTGTAACTTGTTAAAGAAGCCATTTTGTAGGCGCTTTGGTAGGTTGTTGCCGAATCGGTAAGCGTTGAACTCTTCAGTCATTTTGTTGCCTCCTGTTTTTGCTCCTCGGGTAGTTCCTCGGAGTCGTGCCCTGCTAGGTCGTGAACCTTTGCCGACTATATCGGGGCAGGGCGGGGTTTGTCTACTTCTTGTTCTTGTGTTTCTTTGCTCCGCCGTGATAGTGGAAGCCTTGCTCTGCGATTTGCTTTGCCTCTTTGAGTGCCTCCCAGAGTGCTATCTCATATGAAGGGAATCCGAAGCCAAGCCCTGCAGTTCCTCCGCAGTTGCAACCCTTTGGCACGAAGTGGAACTCGTATTCTGTGGCGTTGCTCTTGATGATGTGGAACTGTCCTTCTGTAAGGTCATTTAGTTCCATTTTGAAATCTACCACTAGCATTTTTTTCTCCTGTCTTGGTCGGGGAGTTGTTTCCCTGACTCGTGCCCCGCCGAGTCTTGCTCTCGGTCGCCGTCTAGGACGGGGCGGGTGTTGCTACTTTACGCCGAACGCCTCAGCGAGTTTTGCGCGCTTCTCGGCTAGGTCATTGTTCAATGCTAGGCGGTGAACTCGTGCTGTCCACTCTGGAGAATCTGACCACCCGTCTGCCTTGATGACTGGAGCGAACTTCTCCATAATCTCGATTAGTTCCTCACGGCTTGCGACGAAGTTCAGGCGATATTCTCCGAGAGATAATTCCTCAGAACGCTTTGCAACGAGTTCGAATAGTGTCTCTGCCTGTGTGTTGTTGATGTACATTTTGTTCTCCTGTCGTGTTGAGGTCGGGGTAGTTCCTGACCTTCTAAACGAAGTTAATCACACGGGAAAACGGAAGTCAAGCCAAAACAAGGATTTCTTTATAACGAGTTTATAACGATTTCCTGAGAACTTCCTGTGAACCGTCGCACTCTGTCAATGTAGATTTGTCGACAATTTGGGAAACCTTCCCCGATATGTTACCACTGAGTAACTTATATATTGCCCCGTAGATTTGGAGAGGGGATAGTCAACCAATCAGAAAACCGTTTGAACTTTCAGTATTAGCCAAGAAAGACGGTTTTAAGAAGCATTAAGTACAGATAAACATATGCTAGAAGAATGTCTAACCCTGTGGTAAAGGGTGAGGGTTGCAGAATCGGTAAGTGGTGAGATGTTTTGAGGGGGTATTGATTAAATCGGTCGCTTATATAGTATATATGGTCAAGTAATATATTTCTGTTATAAGCGCCCTGACCAGGGCTTTTATATATAGTAGCCCCCATATATAAATATATATACATACAAGTGTTCGGTTTTACCCGTTCCAACGGGTTATCTTATATAGCAAGAACTTATTAAAAGTTCTAGCGAACTCGCTTCGCTAGGGCTTCACTCGTTCGATATAATATATAAATATCGAACCTACTTCGTAGGAATGCGCCAGAGTTATGCCGTTATTTTGTAGGCGTTATTGGTGTTATATTCGCACTCCAGAGGGCACCGAGATTGGGACAACTTAATGGGACGTAAGGCTGGAAAGCAGGACATCTCCAAGAAGGAAGCCCAGGAACGGGTACTCCTCCAACTGGAGCAAGGCAACACCATAACTGGTGCTATGGGTACCGTCAACCGTAATGACACAACTTTTAGACAATGGGTGATGCAAGACCCTGAGTTCAAGGAACGCTCCGAAAAAGCCCGCCTTCTAGGTAAGGGCATCAAGGCTGACCTAAAGGAACTTAAGGATATCGAGTTCCCTGATTTCTGTGAGCAGTTCCTAGATACCCGCCTCTTCCCACATCACCTTAACTGGTTCGATATGATTGAGGGTCGGGAACCAAGATGGCTACATCCCGCTATGACCTATGAGCCAGCGGCTACCAACAGAATCCTGATTAACGTCCCACCTGAGCACGCCAAGTCTACGGTCATTACGACCAACTACGTGGTCTACCGAATTGTGACCAACCCCAACACTAGAGTCATTATCGTCTCTAAGACTCAAGGTATGGCTCGTAAGTTCCTTGGGGCAATCAAGACTAGACTTTCACACCCTGCCTACACCAAACTACAGGTTGCCTTTGGACCTAACGGTGGATATAAGGCAGATGCCACCCAGTGGCAGGCAGATATGATTTACCTAGGTACTGGTCGAGACTCAGGCGAGAAGGACCCAACGGTCCAAGCCCTCGGTATCGGTTCCCAGATTTACGGTGCTCGCGCTGACTTGATTATTGTCGATGACGCTGTTATGGGTAGCAATGCCCACGAGTGGGAAAAACAGATGGACTGGCTTCAGAAAGAAGTTATCACCCGTCTTGGTAGACACGGTAAGTTAATTATCGTCGGAACCAGAGTGGCACCGATTGACCTCTACAAGATGCTGCGCGATTCAAAGCAGTGGTCAGGTGGCAAGACCCCCTTTACCTACTGCGCTATGCCAGCGGTTCTTGAGTTTGACGAGAAGCCTTCTGAATGGAAAACACTCTGGGCTAAATCGGACCAGCAAGAAAACGAATTGGACGAACCTGATGAGCAAGGACTTTTTCCCAAGTGGGACGGACCTTCTCTCTTTACGCGTCGCTCTGAAGTCGCTCCGTCGGTCTGGGCTATGGTCTACCAGCAAGAGGACGTCACCGAAGATTCAATCTTCTCACCCCTGTGCGTGCAAAACTCTGTCAACGGAATGCGTAAACGCGGACCACTAAAGGCTGGAACTCCAGGTCATCCTAAGAATATCGAATCTTCTTACACAGTAATGGGACTTGACCCTGCTATGGCAGGTGCTACAGGTGCTGTCATCTGTACATACAATCGAGCCGATGGCAAGATTTATGTTCTTGACTGTATCAATATGACTGAGCCTACGCCAGCCAAGATTCAGAGTTTGATTGAAGACTGGGTTGAGAAGTACAAACCTCAGGAAGTAAGAATTGAAATTAACGCTCACCAGAAGGCTTACGCCCTGGATGAGAACCTAAGAAACTTTCTAGCCCAGTATGGGTGCCAGTTGAACTCACACTTTACTGGTAAGAATAAGTGGGACACATCTTTTGGTGTGGCATCTATGGCAATGCTTTTTGGCAGTGCACGTGATGGACGCTTTAACGATAACAACATCATTGAACTACCTTCTAACGAAGGCTCTGAAGGTCTTAAGACTTTGGTTCAAGAATTGATTACCTGGAAGCCAGACACCAAGAACCCTACCGACTGCGTTATGGCTTTATGGTTTGCGATTATTCGCATCCGTGAGTTGATGCAACAGTCATCCAGAGTGGGACAGTACCAAACCAACCGATGGGCTACCAGGGCGCAGATGTCCAGTCGTGGTTCACTGAATTTAGATGAAGCCTTTGCAGAGCAATGGGCACAAACCTACGGATAGGAAACGATTATGCCAGTAAACAACTCAGGTGGTTCACGAGTACCTAAGAAGCCAAATAAGAACTTGGTTCCAGATGATTTTATTTATGCAAATGAAGTAGCAAACCAACCTGCTGACAATCGCATACGGGCACTTTACAAGATGCAAGCAAAGTTAGATGTTGCTGCACTTAAGAAGAAGTACCCTGCTATTCGCAAAGAATACGATGTTAAGGGTACAACAGTATCTATCGTAAATAAAACATACCCACTGTAAACAATTTTAGTTAGGACAACAATGGCATTATCAATGGAGCAGGTAGCGGCACGCGTACAGTCGCTGCGCTACCGCAATCACGAGCGCGATGCTCGTAACCTTGACGTTCTTGCTGTCCGTAAGGGTAAGATTTCAGAAGTTTATCCAGACTTCTTCCCAGATGGCGTAGATGCAAACGTAGTAGCAAACTTTATCGACATCGTTGCTCGTGACCTATCTGAAGTAATGGCTCCGCTTCCAGCGGTTAACTGCTCTGCAGCCAATGCTGTCAATGACCGTGCACGTTCTTTTGCAGATAAGCGCACACGTATTGCTGCTAACTATTTCCAACATTCTGATTTGACTGTACAGATGTACTCAGGCGCTGACTGGTATATCACATTTGGTTTCGTCCCTTTCATCATTGAATTAGACGAAGAAAGCAAACTGCCTCGCATCCGCGTAGAAAACCCAGTGGGGGCTTACCCAGAGTTTGACCGCTACGGACGATGTGTTGCATTTGCAAAACGATATATGATGACACTAGGCGAACTCGTTACTCAGTTCCCTGAATACGATTCAATGCTTCTTGGACCATCAGGTTACAAGCAAGACTTGAATGCTCAGGTTGAGTTAATTCGCTATTACGACAAAGACCAGTCAGTTATTTATATCCCATCAAAGGACAACCTAGTTCTATCGAAGGCTGCAAATCCTATCGGTAAGATGATGGTTATTATCGCACGTAAGCCATCTATCGATGGTGAACTGCGTGGACAATTTGATGATGTTCTTGGTATCCAGTTGCTCCGCAATCGCTTTGCGTTGCTTGCAATGGAAGCAGCGGAGAAGAGTGTTCAGGCTCCTATCGTTCTTCCACAGGATGTACAGGAACTACAGTTGGGTGGAGATGCGGTTATCCGTACATCTAATCCAGCAGGAGTTCGTCGTGTAGAACTTTCACTCCCACAAGGCGCATTCACAGAACAACAACTACTCAACCAAGAACTTCGAGTAGGTGCACGTTATCCTGAAGGACGCACAGGAAACATCGATGCCTCTATTGTCACTGGACAAGGCGTACAGGCTCTTATGGGTGCATTTGATACCCAGGTTAAATCAGCACAAGCAATCTTTGCTGCGGCACTTCGTGACGTAATCAGTGTTGCTTTTGAAGTTGATGAGAAAATTTTCCCAGACGAAAAGACCATTCGTGGTGTTGACGCTGGTTCTCCATACGAAATCACATACAAGCCTTCCAAGGACATTAAGGCTGATTACTCAGCAGATGTTCGTTACGGAATGCTTGCTGGTTTGAACCCTGCACAGGGTCTTATCTTTATGCTTCAGGCTCTTGGTGGCGGTCTTATCTCTAAGGATATGGCTATGCGTGAACTTCCATTCACGGTTAACGTCACACAGGAATTAGAAAAGATTGAAATTGAGAAGATGAGAGATTCTCTTCTTGGTTCCATTACTGCCTACACACAAGCCATCCCACAAATGGCTGCATCTGGCGGAGATGCCTCAGAGGTAGTTCGCAAAATTGCTGCGGTTATCAAGGCACGTCAAAAAGGACAGGCTCTTGAGGATGCTATTGAAGCAACCTTCGCACCTCAGCAACAAGTTCCTCCTGCTGGGGCAGCACCTATGGTTGAGCAACCGTCCCCTGCTCCCACCGCTTCTCCAGCAGGAGGCGCTCTTCCACCTGAAGCAGCACCGCAAGGCGCAGCACCTGCTATAAATGCACGACCAGATATGCAAACACTTATTTCAGCACTTACCTCAAGCGGTAAGGGTTCAGCAAGAGTCTCGACAACAACGAAGAGATAACAAAGTAGGGGACAATGACAACGCTAATTGGTATCGAGTACGACGATGGTTGCGTCCTTGTGGCTGATAGCCGAACTACAGATGACAGTGGATATATCTACACTCATCCTAGTGTGAAAAAGATTTCAGAGTCCAATGGATTTATGATTGCTGGTTCTGGTGAAGTTCTTCCTTGCGATGTAGCACAACACATCTGGGAGCCACCAGTTCCTACTAAATCAGAGAAAAAAGATTTGTTTCACTTTATGATTACGAAGGCTATGCCTTCTCT